CAACCCGGATTACATTTTCCCGACCAGTTACACCGGATTTGCCGGCAATGCCCTGTCGGCTCCGGATTCCGCTCACATCCTCTATGCCGGATCTGCCGGAACCAAGATCGGCATGGCAAATACCGACAAGATGGAGCTGTCCTACATCGATCAGGCCGTCGCGCTGGCGTCGATGATGGGTGGCGGGACCCAGGGCGTGCCCAAGATTCAGCCGATCCTCATCAATGGCGAAAAGCATTTCGTCTGCCTGATCAATCCCTGGCAGGTTTACGACCTCAGAACCGCGTCCGGTTCCGAATGGTTGGATATCCAGAAGGCCGCGGCAACAGCTGAAGGGCGCAAAAATCCGATCTTTCAGGGCGGTCTCGGGATGTACAACAACGTCGTCCTCCATGAGCACCAGGCCGTGATCCGGTTCAGCGATTACGGCAGTGGGCAGAACGTCGAGGCAGCCCGGGCCATTTTCATGGGTGTACAGGCTGCGGTTCTCGCGTTCGGCACCTCCGGCACCGGTCTCAGGTTCGGTTGGCACGAAGAGGAGCGAGATAACGGCAACCAGGTCGTGATCAGTACCCATTCCATTCTAGGGGTAAGCAAGGTCACCTTTAACTCCCTGGATTTCGGCGTCATGGCAATCGACACGGCGGCGGCTCAGCCCTAACCAATAGCGCTTCAGGAAACGCGGGGTTCGGGAAATGAACCCCGTCACCCCCTTAACCTCTTCCCTATAAGGAGAAAAGATCATGGCTATGCTTGAATCTGAAAATATCGTGGGAAAACGTCCTGCGGTTTATCCCGCTGAGGCAGGTAAAGTTTTTGTGAGCGATGGCACTTATGAGATCGCTGCTGTGGATAATGTTGATGAGGCGGTTGTCGCCCTTTGCATCCTGCCTCCTGGGTGCATCCCTTTGGATTTCACGGTGATCGTGGATGACCTGGACAGTGGCGGCTCTCCGGCCATTGTGATTGATGGCGGTGGTATTGCCTCCACGGAGGACTCGGTCGATCAGGTCATGATCTCCGGGTCTACCATCGGCCAGGGCGGGGGGTCGGCCAGGGCGACGCTGTTCCCGATTGTGGCCCCGCTTACGGCTGAGAAGCTCTTCGGCATCCACATCACCACGGGCGCCGCGACGGCGGCAGCGGGAACGATCCGGGGCATCCTGAGCTATCGGGCTGAGGAATACGGCGGCTAACTTTAAAGGCCGGGCGGGAGCGTGCTTCCTCCTGAAGTCGTTCCCGCTTTGGCCGCAATCCATGAGGAAGGAACCAAAATGCTGATTCAGCTTTTGATCGAACGGGAAGGCTGCACGCACATCACCCGGCTGGAGAACATCCGGTACAAATTCCAGCGCAACGAACAGGGAGACATGGTCTGCGAGGTCACCAACCGGGAGCATATCCGCTGGATGCTGATGAGTTCGAGCTATCAGGAATATGTTCCCCCTGAAGCGGTCAAGGAAGGCCACGATCAGGATGGCGCCACAGATTTGTCTGCGGCTGAATCGCCGGAACTGCGTACCCCCATGATGGAGTTGGTCGGCCAAGACGCTTATGCGCCTCATAACGGTCAATCCGATGAGGCGGACATGAATAAAAAAGCAGCCAGGAACAGCAGAAGAAAAGCCGCGTAACGTAGCGCACTGATCCGGAGGGCCAAGATATGAATCTCAAGGAGCAGTTGAAACTTCACGAAGGCTATAAGCTGAAACCCTACACGTGTCCAGCGGGCTTCCGGACGATCGGCGTTGGCCACAATTACGACGCCAACCCATTGCCGGAGGCGATTGCTCAACACCTCGATGCCTGCGGCAGCATCACCGGCGAGATGGCCGACCAGCTTCTTGAGCAGGACATTGCCGCAGCCAGGCGCAATTGCGAAAAGCTTTACCCGAGGTTCAAGGAATTCTCGGAAGTGCGGCAGAGTGCCCTCATCGATATGATGTTCAACATGGGATACCGAACGATGCGGTCCTTCAAGACCACAAACCTCTTGATCAATTCGAATAATTGGAGGGGGGCCGCCGACAACCTCGTTAAAACCAAGTGGTACAGACAGGTCAAGGGCCGGGCAAAGACTGTCTGCGCGATGCTGAGGGAGGGATAGGGAATGGGCATGGACATTACGGGACTTGGAAGTTTGTTCGATCTGACCGGAAAGGTCTTGGACAAAATCTTCCCTGATAAGGATGCAGCGGATAAGGCCAGGCTGGAAATGCTCAAGCTCCAACAGCAGGGGGAATTCAAGCAGCTGGACCAGGACTTCCAGCTTGCCCTGGAGCAGGTCAAGACGAATGCGATCGAAGCATCAAGCGGTTCCGTGTTTGTCAGCGGCGGACGCCCCGCCGCCATGTGGGTCTGTGTCGCGGGGATGACGTATTCATTTATCCTGCAGCCGATATTCGGGTGGATTTCCGGTTTGTGCCATGCGCCCGCCCCTCCGCCGATTGATTCAAGCCTGCTTATCCAGCTTCTTATTGGGATGCTTGGAATGGCGGGTTGGCGGTCGCTGGATAAATCAAAGGGAGTGGCGAGCAAATAGGCTGATCGCTGGTCAGAGATAGAAAAAATCCGCTCAAGAGGAAAACGGCATGAATGTCGAGGAAGTAATCACCGAAGCCAGAAACATCACCCGGGATGAATCCTTCGACGATCTCTGGATGGTGGAAAGAATCAACATGGGCCTCCAGGAGATTGCAGCGGTCATGATGATCCCCGGACTGTCGGCCAGCGGCACGGTGACGGCGCTCACGACCGGGAACAGCGTATCCATGCCGGTTGATTTCCTCCACGGCCTCTATCTCGCCACGACGGAGACCTATCCTGAAGGCCTGAAGCTGAGCCCGAACCGCAAGGACCTGATCACCAGGACCAACCAGGAAGAAACAGGCAATGTCCGCCAGGTGGCCGAGGAGGCAAAAACCCTTTATTACAACCCGATCCCTTCAGAGGCGGATGAGGCGATCACCCTCTACTACTACACGAATCCGGATGAAGTCACCCTGGGCGGCGACCTGCCTTCCTGGATTCCTGCGCACCTCCAGAAATCTCTCGCCCTCAATTATCTGGCCAAGGAAATCTTCAACCTGATCGAAGAGGGGATCGACGGGCAGCTGCCGAATGCGGCCAAGTATTTTCAGCTTTACGGACAGGCATTGATGCTTCTCGGGGCCTTCTATCCCCGGGCAGCGAAACCCTATTATCCGGTAACAAGCAAGCCGGTTTGGTACTAAGCCCATGGCGAAACCGCTGAAGCCGATCACCGCCGCCCGGTTCGCCGGGATGAACAACGTCAAGGCCTCGGAGGGGTTCTTCCTCGATGCCGAGAGCGGCCTTGTCGAGCCCCGGATCATCCTGAATGCGGATGTCGATCTGGAAGGTCGGCTGATCAAAAGGGCAGGGCGGGAGCTTCGGATCAACCTCCCGGGCGCTCATAGCCTCTGGGCCTGTGCGTCCTCGATGATGTGCGTCGCCCAGGGGCGTCTGTACCGGATTCATCAAGGTATGGCCGTGGATGTCGGCGGTGTGGATGGACCGGTTGCCCCGGTGAGCTACCTCGAAGTGGAAGGGAAGATTTACGCCTCGAATCCCTACTGGAAGGGGATTTTCAATCTCGCGGATAATACCCTGTCCACCTGGGGCGTGACGCCTCCCCCTGGGCCGATGATGCTGTCGACGGCTGGCGGGCTCCCTGTCGGGACATACGCGGTCTGTTACACGAACCACGAAGGCGGGGAGATGTCCGGCAATGGCCCGATCTCCATGATCACCTTGGCAGATATCGGCGGAATTCAGCTCCTGAATCATCCGGCCGGTGCGGTGGTCTGGATGACGGATGCAAACGAGAGCGTGTTCTTTCGAGCCGGGGCCGTCGATATCATCACCGATCTGCCCACCGTTGAACCCTTGCCCTCGTTCCTCTGCTGCCCTCCACCTTTCCTGGAAAACCTCACCTATGCCTATGGCCGGATATGGGGATCGAGCGGATCGACGGTCTATTACAGCGAGCCTTTCCGCTTCGGCTGGTTCAAACTCACCTCGAACCGGTTCGACTTCGAGGATGACGTCATCCTGATCGCCCAGGTCTCCACGGGGATGTTCATCGGCCTCAAGCGCAACACCTTCTTCCTGGCCGGAACGGAGCCTTCCAAGATGGCGCAGATGGAGATCGGCGCCGGAGCGGTCAAGGGATCGTTGGCCTACTGCAACAACATGCCGTACCTGGCCGACATCATGGGCACGGACCAGAAGGTCATCAGCAATGTTCCCGTTTGGCTTTCGGAAGATGGGTTTGTCGCCGGCAACACGGCGGGGCGTCTTTTCAATCTCACCAAGAACAAACTGAGGATGGGCACGCCGGACCAGGGGGCGTCCCTCTATCGGGATCTCAATGGAGTGATTCAGATCCTGACGAGTTTCAAACAGAGCGGAGTCGGGCCTTCGGACGCCGAGACGGTGGCGTCGCTGCAGGCGGGAAAGGTGGTCCAATCGGAATCGACATTGAGAACCCAGGGCAGCCATGCCGGGTTTTCCGATTCCGTGATGGTCTGCTGGAACAAGGGCGTGGAGAGCGACGGGGCATTTGCCGACAGCGTGGCGGTGGTTCAGACACGCGGCGGAACGGAGATTTAAGAATTACTGACAATCAGGGTTCATCCAAGGTCTGATCAACCGAGGATGACGCAAGAGTAATCAAGGCGGTCAGTGTGGGACCACACCCTACACGACCGCCTTTTTTATTGCCCTGAATCCAAGAAGAAAAGGAGAGGGAAAATGAATCAGATACCTATGGATTTAAGCAATTTTCGAGACGACGCGGAGCTGAAGTACAGGGCCAGACACAAACAAGAATCAGGCCTGCGCTTCATCGGAAATGTCCATGTCAAGCACACCAGGCAGGATAAGGTCCTCCATGACGCCTGGGAGCCGATTCACAACACATTCACCACGGAAGGCATGGCCTACCTGCTGAACATCATCTTCGGCACGACCTCCAAGGCGGCGGCTGCCATCTGGTATGTCGGGATCTTCAAGGCCGACGTCACCCCGGCTGTGGGCGATACCGCGGCGGCGAAACTGGGGGCGGCCGGGACGTACTCGGAATGCCAGGATGCGGATTATGACAGCCCGCTGACCAACAAGCCGTCCTACACCATCGCGGCCACTTCGAGCGCTGTCTGCACGAATGCAGCGGCCAAGGCGACCTTTGTCATGGCCGCCGCGATCACCGTCTATGGAGCCTTCCTGTCCGATGCGGCAGCCAAGACGGCCACTTCCGGGAAACTCATGTGCGCCAAGCGGTTCGCGGCCTCCCGGGCGGTCATTGCGGATGACGAACTGGCCGTAACCTATCAGATCACCTGCACCACGAGCTAAGGGGAGCCTGATGCCCAGGATCAATTTCCCCACCATCGGGGATATCGAGGATTACGAGTTCCTCCAGGGAACCATCAGGACGATCGACTCGTCCACCGATACGTGCACGGTGGAGGTGGACGGGTCCATCATCCCGGCCCTGCTGTTCTATCACTGTTTACCTGATTCGCAGCTGCGGGAGAACGGGGCGATCGAGGGATCGGCGGCGGGCTTTTCCGAAGGCGACTCGGTGATCGTTCAGCTCAAGTACGATAGGAGTTTGGCGCGGGTAGTGGCTCATGTGGACGGCGTCCGATCATGTGGCAGCTTCTCACTCAAGCTCTACCGAGACGATGACATCGTTCATCCGTTAGGAGAGTTACGCAATGACTTCTCTCTCTATATCAACGATGAGGAATGGAATCAGATAGTTTGCATCGGTGATTGGGACGAAGAGTCTTATTACAAGCGCAATGCCGACGGTTCGCGGCTCAAAGATGCAGAAGGAAACGATGTTCCAGTTTATAACTCTGCAACAAAACGGTGGGAATTCGATTCATACATCTGGGATGAAAGTAATCCAACGCATCCCGTGATCCCACCGAAAGGAGAGACTCCGGCGCAGTATTGGTATCGCGGGCAGTATAACGAAGCCTCTACCAATTTAATGATTTACTGCTCCTGCGAGGATAGTCCGGGAGCTTACTATCGCAACCTTTCGGCCGCAGATAAAGCTCTAGGAAAATGGCCGAGGATGATCGATTGGTCAACATATTGGGCCTATCCGGCCAGTGAGAAGTTCGTCAAGGCCACCGATATCGTGTTTCCCTTGCCCTACTTCAAGGCAACTATCGGCTCATACGTGGGGGTATCATGGGATGCAGTGTGGAGTGGGTATCCAATGGTACAAGGAAGCTCGCTCAGTGTCACGAGTTCTGTGGAGTCATCGCTGCCATGGAAAGCGAGCTACGGCGTTTCCGGCAGAGGGACAGTGTTCTGGTATCTCAACCCGGAATCTCCGAATGGATGGCCGGACGGCAGAGGATCTCTTCATGCGCAGAGCAGCGACGGCGTAATAGGCCAGACATTGGGCGTGTATGACACTGGGTACGATACGGTCAATGTCGCAAGTGCCTGGCAGAACAGCAAGGAAAGTGGAGACATCACTTTGTCTATCGGCAGTCCCGGTCCCGCGGTCAATGATTGGCAGACTTACTACCATGAGCCTGATGGAGTGACACATACGATAATGCCGTTTCTCAGATTGATCTTCCGTGGGTATCTAGGGGTCAGCTTCTCATACGATGACACTTACGAGTATTGCATCTGGAATCCGGGGCAAGCCCCTCCAAAATAAGGAATAAGTCATGGCTACATATTCCCATAATGCAAACGACTTCACCCCCCTGATGACGGCAAACAATGCCCCGTCTCCGTGTGTAGCCAGCGCCAGTGCGGAAGAGTCCAGCAGCCAGATATTCCGGAATTTATCGAGGCACTAAATGGCGGTTGACGACAGCTACACCAAATTGCTGCTTCACATGGACGGAACCGACGGGTCCACGACCTTCACGGATGAGGCGGGGAAGACCGTCACGGCCTACGGAGACGCTCAGATTGATACGGCGCAGAGTAAATTCGGTGGGGCGTCTGCTCTTTTTGATCAGGCTGGTGATTATCTCTCAATCCCGACATCCTCAGACTTCGATTTTGGAACGGGCGATTACACCATAGATTTCTGGATCAGATTGGCCAGTGGCGCCGGTACATATCGGGGGGTATTTTATAACGGCTGTGCTTCCACCGGCAAACTCAGCTTATATTTTGACATTTCCACCCTTAAATTTTACCGCAATAACATCAACAGGATTGATATCAGCACCACTTTAAATGCCGACACCTGGTACCATATTGCAATCACCCGATCTGGAACTGATCTGCGAATCTTTAAAGATGGGACGCAAATCGGCAGTACCGTAACAGACAGTTCCAACATAACGGGCACCGGCGCCTTTTTTGTTGGCAGGGACGGAGACAACGATTATTGGGCCGGACATATCGAGGAGTTCCGTGTCTCAAAAGGCATTGCCCGCTGGACGGCTAATTTTACTCCGTCGGCCTCAGCGTACTCCCCATATGTCGGTTCGGTTGATGATAGCTACTCCAAATTACTGCTCCACATGGACGGGACCGACGGCTCCACGACCTTCTTAGATGAAGCCGGGCATGCCATAGCAGCCTACGGCAACGCCCAGATCGATACCGCGCAATCGAAGTTTGGTGGGGCATCGGCTTTGTTCGATAACAATGTCAATTCCTATCTTTCAATCCCTTACAGCAGTGATTTCGACCTTGGCAACTCAGACTGGACAATCGATTTCTGGGTAAGACTCGGCGCCCTTCAATATGAAGATATTTGCCAAATAGGCAGCGGGTCCAATTCAATCGCCGTCTGTATGAACAATTCTTCGTTGCTTTGCAGGATAGGCACTGACGCGCTTTCACAAAGTAGCCCAGGGATTTCCGTAAATACTTGGACACATTTGGCTTTCGTAAAAACCAACGCCACGAATAATTTTAAAATGTTCGTAGCCGGGACCAAGGTATTAGACACAACAAGTTCCGCTCACCCAAGCATATCTGCGGCAGTGCGTATTGGTTACTACGATTCCATGGGCTTCGGGTTGCAGGGTCACATAGATGAGTTCCGTATTTCCAATGTCGCTCGCTGGGATGCGAATTTCACCCCGCCCACGAGTGAATATGCCCAGGGAGTCACCCAATACTCCGAAAGCATAGAAGAATCCCTTACGCTTATAGATGAACTTCGCTACTTCACCGAGGCGATCGACGAATCCCTTGTCCTGATGGATCGCTTCTCCCATGAATGGGCGGATATCGCGGAGTCTATTAATTTAGCGGAGGGCTTCGCTTCTCAGTATGATCATACAATCGCCGAAAGCGTTGATTTCGTCGATGCTGCTGAATATATATTCCGCTGGCTCCCCGTGATTGGCGAGAGCATCAATCTCGCTGACCTTGGAACCGCCGATCTTCGCAAAATCAATACGGTCATTGACATCCTCTTTTCCTTTGATGCGCCGCTGCCCTCCTGGGCAAAGACCATAGCCGAATCCCTGGACCTGTCCGATCTCGGGAAACCCCTCCTCGGAGTTCCCGTTTCGGATTGGCTCTGGCTGATCGACAGCCAAATCAACAACTGGGACGGTGTTGAGCAGATCAACCAGCCGCTGAACCTCTACGATCTTCCCAGCGGGACAAAGATCATCAATCGCTCCATTGCCGAGACTATCGGCCTGGGCGATACGGTCACGCTGCAGTTTGTTGTGGGCGTCCTGGAATCCTTGCGGTTCAATGATCTAGCGTCAGCCATCGGGACCTTCAACCACGACGCCTCGGATTCCCTCACCCTGACGGATGAGGCATCCAGGGCCTTCGACAAACTGATTGAGGAAACGCTGGCGGCCATCGATACCAGCGCAATCCTGACGATCTTCCTGCCATCCCTCGCCGAATCTATCGTTCTCTCTGACGCCACAGCTCATGGGCTCTTTGCAAGCAAGACCGTCTCTGACTCCCTGAATATCAGCGATTCGGCGGGTAGTGGGCTCCATGCTTTCACCGTCGTCCAGGATGCCATTGCCCTGAACGTCCTCTTGGAAATGGAAGGGGAAATCTACGAGTGCTACGTCCTCAATACCCCGAAGTTCCTACCTTCCGTCTATTCCGGATTTGACTTCAACTCCTATTGCACCTTCGAGGGGAAGGCCTATGGGGCCAATGCAACTGGGATTTATGAACTGACCGGCGACACGGACGCGGGGGAGGATATCCAGACCGGTCTCGTCATGCCCCAGACGACCTTTGGGATACCGGACAGCAAAAAGCTCCGCAGGGCTTGGCTGGGAATTTCCGGAACCTCGCCAACGCTGGTCCTGGAAGTGGAGGACGGGACGCGGCGGGCCTACGCCATCGACGATTACGGCGAGGTGGGCTCCGACCGGGGAATCTCCGGGAAGAAGTGGAAGCTCTCCGTTGCCAATTTTGACGAGTTGGATTTCATCAAACTGCTGCCGGTGGCCCTGGCAAGGTAAGGACGGAATGACATGATCGATCAGATACGGGAAAATTCGAAGTGGTTTCATGAGAAGGGCACCGTCATCAGGGAGTACCTCCGGGGGCGCATGGCGGCCCTGTCCGCCGTGGCCGGGAGAGGGTTCCTACAGATGCCGGGGTTCCTCTATGACATCGAGAACGACCTGGAGACGGACGCAAAGCGGCAGCTCTCGGATATTAACTTCGCCATCCTGCAGGACACCATCGAGCGAGAACTGAAGCAGGCGGGGATCGATTACGACCTCAGTTACAGGAATCTCCTCATGGCCTGGGAACTCGGCAAGCAGGACCTCATGGATGCCTGGGAGGCGGAACTGGCCGGGATCAAGATGGACATGGCCGGGAAGGAAGAAGCACTCGCGCGGCTGGAGATTGAAACGGCAAGCCGGGGCACGGTCCTCTTGCAGGCCAAGACCGAAATCGAACTTGAAGCGGAATCCCTGAGAAATCAGATTGCGGCTCTCGATGACGATACCGCAGATTACGAGGTTTCCCTGGCCAATGCGAAACTACTCACCGCCCAGAAGAAACTGGAAGTCATCCCGATCCTGCAGCAGATCCTCGCCAAGGAAGAGGAACTCCTGGCCAGCGAGCAAGCCAAGATTCCGGCGGAACGGGAACTTCTCGCCGCCCAGCAGGCGACCGTCAGCAAGAAAGCGGAGCTGATCCCGGAGATCGCGGAATTGACCACGGTTACAGAGCAGTACACCGG